GTAAGACTTGACCAAAGTCTCTGTTGATCCAACTAGATGTCACCACAGCAGACACCCAAATGAGCCGCAGGAAGAAATGCACCAGGACGCTCAAGAGCATGACCCTCGAAGTCGATGCTCATCACGCGAACTGCAGTGCGTTTCTTTCCCCGTTTTACTAATGTTTCTCTCAATTTGGTAGTGTTGCCTTCTGGCAATAGTTTTTCAAATAGTTGCCCTTCCCGTTCTTTTGTTAATACTGGTTTCCTGAGCTCAGTGATTTCAGCTTTACGCACGTATTCATCGAAGTAATCCAACCAGTCAACATGTAGTAAGGACAAGGTGACTCCGTCAACAATTGGTCCGAAGTCTTTCTTACACAATAGATATTTTTCGATGTGAATTTGTGACTCCATGCTAATGCCATAGAGCTGCTCAACAAGTAACCGGGACGCTGGGCCCGGTTCCTCGATCACAATTTCATGTTGATGGTTCACTGCTTCCATAAGTAGGGAACGCTTCCACCAACCCAAGGCTGAGTCCTTGGCAAGGATCTCCCCTATATTGTAAGAGGCAGTCACTCTCAGACCATATTCCGCAAGCGCCCAAATAATCGGGCACCCAGGGTACTGGTAAGCTAGCGACAATGCCTTACAACGTAAGAGTCTCCTTTTCTTGCTATCCTTGCAGCGAGCATATTTGCCATCCCCCCAACCGAATGATCCGATCACCTTTCTAGGGTCGGTTATAGTCCTTCTCTCGATTGGATCAAAGATAATGCCACAAAATGATGCAGTCTCTATGTTTTCGTGTCGCTCCAATTTACAACTGAGTCCTAGATTTTCGAAGTCCTCAGATTGAAGTCGGGGTCCCACGTAAGCAAAGAGACTGTCATCACCTTCGACAACAGCCCTGACGTTAGTACAGCCTTTCCGCTCGGCAGCGAAGTGTATGAAAAGCAGATTTGACACTCCGTTACCTAACGATGTTTCCATGCCACCAGATAATCTGGTCGCCTCCAAAAACACCGTAAACCACTTGAACACAAGTTCATTTTTATCCACCATAGCACCAAGTCGATTCAAGAAGAAATTTTTGCCTGGCAATTCCTCAGTCATGTAAGTATAAAGCTGCATCTCACATATGAGCATGAGCCTCTTGCGGAACAGCGCCTCAAATGACGAGAAGTCATTTGCGTCCACAGTTTCACCCTCTACGGGTTGAATTACTTCCATGATGTGATTAGGTCTATCTTTTACTGGCACGTGCTTCACGAAAGCTGGATGCTTATATACGATATTTTCAATGGCCTTAAAGTACGGTCCAACCATAACCTTGTACTCATCTGTCCTACTGAAAATTCCGCGAGAATGCTTATACTCCGGATAGACCTCGGCCTTACCGAAGCATTTGGCTAATTCATGCTTCATGTCATCGTATTCTCCACTCTCAACCAGTTTATTATAAACCCGCCTCAATTCTTCTTTCCTTGCTCGACTATACTGTGTTCCCTCTATCCATGTATTAAATGAAACATCAGTATTTTTGCTCAATCTGGGGAACCACTCCCTGATCTTGCGGTAAACGAACCTCTCGAACTCCACCAACTCTAGTTCCTTAGGAAGAGGTGGCTCAGTGCCAATCCTCTTCAATACGCCGGCCAACAGTGTCGTTGCATCCCCAGTATCAGGGTGTGGAGGACATGCTCCTAACAGATGCGGTCCAAGTGAAGCCATCATTGGGTTCCTGACTTCCTCTTCATTCTTCCTACCGTCCCACTTCACACAAAGTGAGGACTTAATTGCAGGAATCGCAGGGAGCTGTAGCTCCCCATATCTGTATCCATAGGCAACGACCACCTTAGGGACCGGCGTCCCTAGTAGTTTAAATGGCGATTCACCCACTTGTTGTGTCGCCAACGGGCTAACAACAAGGAATGAGTGCTTGCATGAACAGAATCCTGGACATCATACCTATTGTGCATGACGGGTTTCTCATTCTTGACAAGCAAGTTCTTGATCCGGACTCTCGCTTCGGCCTCCTCTGTGTCCAAGTCATACACTGCAGGTATATTTGAATGGCAGAAGGTCTCCATACAAACATTAATCATCTCAATTCTTCGATGATACAGTTCTAAGGCCCAGAATCTCCTAGGTAAGAGATGCGTGACCCTAAATGTAGCTCGCAGCGTTGGATAAGC